CATCCTTACAGGGGTTTAAGATAAAACTGTGCTTAAGCATGACAGCCCCTCGAGAAGAAATCCACCCGCCGTACACTCGAGAACAAAAGGCTTGTCCGGAATGGATATCACGAATTGTCACACCTAAATACTTCGCACAGAAGGCAGAAAAGTTATAAGCTGAAAAATAACTAGACAGTCGATGCTCACCCTTATTCCATAGATGATCATCTCCGTAGACTATCAAAGCTATAAAATCATAGAGAAGTCTTTCTAGCTCTTCTTGATCCTCTGGAGGTGCGGTTGCAACGGTATGAATTCCAAAAAGAAAGAAATACATAGCCATTACCCACGAATCCATATGAGATGTATTGAGACACCCAGAAGGGACACCACCTCTACACCAGACCCAATGATCAGTAAAAATACGCGTCAGACGGGTAATCATATTTTTTAATAACCATTTAGTGATCCGCATCTTAACCTCATAATCTGGAGAGGTCTTATCTTCATGGATGAGCATGGTAGAGAAGTACAGGTTCGTAAAAAATTCTAGAACAGACTGGTCAAATTTCTTTGCGTCTCCTTCTTCTATTGTTGGTTTAAAGCAGTTATCTAATGTTACCCCTAACATCTTAGCCACCTTGTCACCACCACCATGTGAATGCGAATGTCCTACAAGAATAACCCAACCACGCTCTATTAGATGCCGAACGTGCGAAACTAATCGTTCACCAATTATATAAACGGAAGATGGTATAACGAAAAGTCTCAACTTTGCCTTCCAGGACTGATATGTTTCATCATCAAGCTGTTTAACCCAATCAAAGAAATTCTCATCTTTTGGGGTAACACTATAGTACACGGGGGGCTCCTTACCCTCCCGAATCAGATCCATTATAGCGGAGATATCGGCCTCTAATATGTCAAGTTTTTTTCCCACTGGACTCACAATGATGGAATTCTCTAGATCAGGATCGGATATCACAAAAGACGGTCCGAAGTTAATCCCACTACTGGCGCCATGAAACACTTCTTTTATCGGATCGAAGTTCACAACACATTTTTCTTTTCCGAACTCTGTTATCTTCATCTTGTGGTAAAGGAGATCCATCGCAGGACCGACTAAGGGCTTAATCTCTTCAAAAGCAACGGGAGGGACTTGAGTCGCCTGATTCATCAAAACGGTAGCGTCACCAAACTTAAAAGGATACATCCCTGACATGGCTGCTATAACATGAGATCTCCCATTGGTAGTCCCACAAGCCTGATGAAAACTAGAGTACTTCTTCAAAATCATATGCTTGAGCTGACAGATTGGGTGAGCCTGACCTAGAACATCTCCCTCACTCGGTTCACCTACCAACTCATCCCACCTCTTAGCGGAGAAAACACCACCTCTATCATCTTGGTAGGTGTATGTCTTCTCTACAGTCGGGACTGGCGGAATATCCTTCCAAACATTACGTGCCAAGTCATCACGATCGATGAACTGGGAACCAAATGTCTCCTTCAGTATCCTAACATCGCTATCCAGAAGTGAATCATGCGTATCACGATCGATACCATAATTATCCTTGCACTCCGGCCAATTCGCCTGGCTACGATAGGGGATCGAAGTCGACACCATAGAGTGTTTCTTTAGTAGGTTCCTCTTTATGTACTCAGCCTCCATGTCAGAAGTGGATGGTATTGGAACACCACCCTCTATCCGAAAACTGGTAGCTATAGCAAGAGAAGCTGCATTGAACTTGGCAGTAATGCCTTTAACTGTTGTTGTAAATTCAAAATCCTTTGTAGTAGCATGTATACCCTTCACAGAGAAAGAACAGGAACATTCTTCGTGTGGACATTCCTCATCTGAAAACG